ATCCCGTTGATGACCTGGAACCAGTCAACGCGCACCTCCGCATGGGCGAGCATGGTTAGCCTCCAAACGCGTGCGCGCGCGAGGCAGAGTCGGTTGTCGCACCTTCTGGCGGAGTCCAACCAAGCTTGATTAGCGCTTCACGAACCTGCTGTTCCTTCGTATTCAGCACTTGGCGCACGATGCGTTCACGATAAGTCCCGATGTCGTCAATCACTTCGGTAACGATCAAACCCTCGGGATATACGCCTGTACGCACGTCGATGGTCATCATGCTGCTTCCCCCAAGAGTTGTTTCAGCTTTTCGCGGTACTCGGCCTTGATGGCCTTGAGATCGTCGATGGTGTAGCGCTGCGGCTCATGCGGCCCTTCAAGCCATTCCACCTTGTCCTGCCCTATGCGCACTACCAGGCTTATGCGGTAGTTCACGATGTCGCCGGACTTGTGGTTGTTGCAGGGTGCACACTGCTTGTGCGCGTTGAGCGGCTCGAAGCGAAGCTCTGGGCTTGAGCCGACTGTGCGGTAGTGCCCGGCGTGGTATTGGCCATCATGGTGACGACCACAACTGATGCATGGCTGGGCGGCGTCTCTGGCGCGTATCCAAGCGTTGAACGCAGCCTGAGCCTCACGCATGTACTGCCCCTTCGGCTTTACGCGCTCCTTGGCCGCTCTCAGCTCCTTGCGGCCTACCTCGGCGATGGCCTTGCGGGCTTTGTCTTGGTTTACGTCCTTGATGGCGAGGCCACACTTGGGGCTGCATACGGCTTGGCCCAGGCGTTGAGCGACGAACTTCTCGCCGCATGCTGGGTTCTTGCACTTCTTTGGGCGGGGTTGTTTGGCTTGGAGGCTCATGCAAATACCTCGCGGAACCATTGAAGCAAGGTTCTCGGCTTGGAAGCATCCAAACCATCCCGATATCCGGCTCTGTACGCATCCATGAATGGATGGCGCGAATACCTGATCCCGTTGCGGCTCTTAGCATCACGGTGACCCTCTTCGTACGCCTGGCGCTTGCGCTGGGATGTCTTGCTCACGCCGCCACCTCGCCCAGCAGATCAGTAAACACCACACCCTTGGCGCTGAACTCGGCCACGATCTGGTCCGTGTAGGCGATGCCCTGGGCGCGATTGAACAGGCGAGTCACCGGGAAGCCGTCCGGGCCGAACAGTGCGCACGGTCCCATCCAGCTGAGCTTGGTCTCATATGGCAGGTTGAGCAGCGCCATGTTGTAGCCGTGACGGAAGTCTTCACTGGCGGCGCGCATGATCGGCACGCCGAAGTGCAGCTTGCAGTACCGGCGGGCGTCCTCCACGTCACCGAGCTGGGTCATCTGGGCGATTCGCTGGTACAGGGCGAACCACAGGGCGTTCTGATCCAGGGTGCGGTCCTTGCCTGGGCGCAGGGAGACGACGACGAACTTCTTTTCCCGGTACATGGCTGTCAGGGCGTTGATGGCCTCTGAGAGCTTGGTGGCGCTGTTGACGCTGATCTTGTCGGTCATGGCCGAGCCCTCTTATTCGCCTTTTTCTTTTTCAGAGTCACGCTGCTCGGCATGGAGTAAAAACACTCCCGGCTCCATGGGGCATTGGCTTTGTCGGAGGGATGGAGCTTCCTTGTGCTCATGGCCGGTCTCCCTTGCCCATGGCGGCGTCGATGCGCGCAAGCACCTTGCAGGGATCGCCCAGCTCATGCTCTTCGGCCTTACAATGGTGCACGTTGTGGCACTCAGCTGAGCCACGAAGCTCAACGGTCAGCTTACGCAACGCCTCGCACTCAGCCTTCAACTCAGCATTCACCCGCTCGTAGGCTTCGTAGCCGGTCTTGAGGCCGGCGACTTCGGCGCGTAGACGGTCGCGCTCGTCCATATGCTTCATCAGCGGACCGGCGTTCACCTCAAGCTTGTTATTCCCCTCTCCCTGCCAAGAAATGAGTTTTTGCAGTCGCTTGTTCTCGGCGATCAGGGCCTTGACCACCTGCGGGGTGCATACGTCGTTGAATTCCCTTTCCTGCCTGGCGCGAGACAGTGTGCCGATGGCGTCAATGGCCGCCTGTGCGCGACGCTCCAATTCGCTGTAGTCGCTCATCAAAAACGCTCCTTGTTGCCGTATCGGCTGGACAGTGGGGTTACCTTGGCGGGTGCAGCTTCGGTGGGTTCTGGCTTCCAACCGGCGGCGAGGTTTTCGAACCGGTTGTACTGGCCCAGGAAGGCGGATCGGACGGTGCCGGTCTCAACGTCACGGCCCTTGCCGACGATGATTTCCGCGATGCCTTTGGCGTCGGAGTTTTCGTTGTAAACCTCGTCGCGGTAAACGAAAAGGATTACGTCCGCGTCCTGCTCAATCGCGCCAGATTCCCGAAGATCGGAGGGGATCGGCCGCTTATTTGGGCGTTCTTCACACTTGCGTGAAAGCTGGCTGAGCAACACGACAGGGATTTGCAGCTCGCGGGCAAGCAGCTTGCAGCCACGGCTGATGCTGCTGATTTGCTCGGTACGGTTACCCCCTTCGCCGTCCATGAGTTGCAGGTAATCGACGACGAGCAGGTCCAGGCCGTAGCGCATTTTGTGGCGGCGAGCCAGGGAACGGATGCGCCCAACGGTTGCGCCCGATCGGTCAGCGAAAAAGAGGTTGGCATTGCGCACTGAGCTGGCAGCGGCCATTTGCTCAGGCCCGTGGGTCTGGCAGGCCGTGCCGTTCTTGAGTAGCGCGAGCGGTATGCGACCCTCGGATGCAATGACACGATCAAGCAACTGGCCCTTGCTCATTTCCAGGCTGACGACAAGGCACGCTTTTTTGGCGTGAATCGCATTGTGGGCAGCGAACCCCATGGCCAGGGTGGTCTTGCCCATGGCAGGACGTCCGGCAACGATGATCAATTGCTCAGGCAGCAAACCGCCCAGTTTTTCGTCAAGCTCTTTAAGGCCCGTAGAAAGCCCCATGAGCGTTTCGCCGGTCGCATGGCGGTCATGCCTTTCCTGCCATACCTCAACCTGCTCTATCAGCACGTCAGAGGCCTTCACGACCTCATCCGTGTTGCTGCCGCTGTCAATTGCGAGCGCAGCGGCTTGAATGGCGGATATTTTCGACTGTGTGTCCTGATCTCCCTGGGATATATCCATGGCCTGGCTGCCGAGTTCGTACAACGCTCGGTCGATGGCACGCTCACGCACGATCTGCGCATAGGTGCCGGAGTTGGCAACACTCGGCGTGTTACGCACGATCTCGGCGCAGTAGGCAAACGCCGGGGTGCCGGTTGAGCCCAGTTCCCCGATGTGGTTGCCCACCGTCAGGAAGTCCACAGCCTGGCCCGTGGAGCGAAGCGCCATGATTGCGCGATACACGTCCGCGTTCTCAGGGAAGTAGAACGACTCGGCCGTCAGGTCATCGCTCAGGGTGTCGATCAGTTCGGGGCGCTGCATCATCGCACCCAGCAAGCCGTGTTCGGCTTCTATGCTGTAGGGTTCACGCATTGTAATTGCCCTCCACAACCTTGACGAAGTTGCGAGGTGCAATCAGCCAGTCGAACGAGGCGCGGAACGGCGAGTCGCCATTGCGGCCCTCGGCACGGCCGGTCAGGAAGCGTGAAGCCTTCACGGAGGCGAAGTAGTCAGCCCAGAACGAGAGGTCACGGTGAACCTCACTTTCGCGCCACCGAGCTTGCAGGGTCTTTTTGCGTCCAGCAGTCAAAAGGGCAACAGCTGGTAATTCAGGGAGCGCCATGTGGTAGAGATTTACGATCTCCTGATACGGGCATGCATCCACTGCCGGTGCCGAGCGAACGACCTTTTCTGCCAACAGGTCTTCTTGCTCAGGTTGACGCCCCGCGTCGACGACTACTCCGTTAGGAGTAGTATTTGTATTTCTTTCTTTTATGTGTGTAATTTCCAACACAGTGGCATGTATGTTTTTCACACAGTGTGTAGATTTCAACACAGTAGTTTTTGGGTCTACTTTCCACTCATTTGACGGCAGAAAAGTGATCGGATCACGGCTGCCACCATCACGGAAAAGTACCCGCTGACGGATCAAGGAATTGATCGCCCTGGACACGTTTGCGCGCTCGCTATCAGCCCCTTCTTCGCCGTACATCATCTTGGCGATATACAGAGCTGCTACCTTCACGGAGTCCTTGTTGTAGCCAGCAGTGAGGCGATGCACGGCAAGTGCCACGCGAAGCTCACGTCCTGACAGCTCGGCCCTGATTAGGGCCTCATACAGTGTGTTTTCCATCCGGGTGAAGCCCCCGGCCGATTTAAGTTGAATGACGTTGCTCATGCCGAACCCCCTACGTGCAGCAGGGATGCCTTCAAATGCTCAAGGCACTCACGGCGGAACCGGTTCTTTGATTCTTTGGTGTACTGGTAGCGAACCATCTGCGCGGCATGCATAGCTGCAGACTGGTGAAAGCTCATCCCATGGGTCGAAAACCCTGGGGTGTTGACGCGTTCATTGAGATTGGGCATTATTCGCTCCAGAACTTTGTTGTAAGTGCTGCACAAGAAGCCGGGATCGCACCCCGGCTTTTTTGTGCGTCCGATTTACCGTTTCGTTGTTTCATTGGCAGACCCTCAATAGTCCCTCAGGGACTTATCAGCCCTTGCGTCCTATGGAAGCGACGTTGCTCCGGCTTCTTGGCGGGCGCGTCATTCGATCTAGCGCCTCGTTCATGATCTTGGTTGTCAGCTGTTCGGGCGTGATGCCTTTCGCTTTGGCTAACAGCTCCAGTTGCGATTGGCCTTTCCCGTCAAGCCAGACTTCCAATGGTTTTCTTTCAGGCACAGGGCCTCCTGGGCCACTTCAGGCCACGTCAGTTTTCGCGTTAAGCTCTTCCATCATTTGGTTCAGGCCACGCTCAAGGATTTCTCGGGCGAGGACGGCTTTCTGTGTGCGCTGGAATCGCGCCATTGCTGTGAGCAGATCGTCGGCCACCTCGTCCAGGCGGACCTTGGTGGGTTTGTCGTGCATATGGCTTGGGTCGAAGTGCATCGTTTGGCTCCTTTGAGCAGGCAAGGTGATTTAGGCGGCTTGAGTTGCAGTGTTCTTGGCGGCTTCTTCGCGCTCAGCCAGCAGAAGCTCGATAGCTTTGCCTGTGCTGTAGCCAACCATCGTGCCGCTGGTTGCGCGGGAGATCGTGGCCTGCGTGGTTCCGCAGTGTTCAGCTACTTCTGTCTGCGACAGCCCGAGCTGGAAAAGGCGATTCAACATCTCTTGAACTGTCATGACTGGAATCCTATGAGGTTTTGCATGATTAATCATACGAATATGCATTAGCTCATGCAATAGAATTCTATTAATCCGCATTCGTATATTTGGTGAGTCATGGATATCGCTGGGCGCATACGCGCAAAAATGGCCGACATTGGCCTGAATGAAACGCAGCTCGGCAAAAGGTCTGGTGTTCCTCAGCCAACAATCAATCGGATACTGTCAGGCGAGAGCGAAAGCCCGCGTATGCCGACTATTGCCAAGTTGGCACGAGCACTTAAGGTTTCCCCTGAGTGGCTTATGTATGGAATTGGAGATGACACCTTTGATGCCAACGTTGAGTCAGCTCAGGGACCAACGCGATATTATGAATACCCGGAAATTAGTTGGGTGCAGGCTGGGGTGGCGGCGGAGGCAATGGATTTGTTCAACGTAGGCGACTTCGAAGCGATGCACCCATCCGACGCCTGGGCCGGGCCTAACGGCTTCTGGCTAAAGGTCAGAGGTCCATCCATGACCTCGACGAATGGAATGAGTTTCAGCGAGGGGATGCTGATCCTGGTGGCGCCGGGTGGCGACGTGGAGAATGGTCAATATGTCGTAGCTAAGCTGATAGACACTAATGAAGCGACGTTCAAGCAGTTCATATGGGACTCGGGCCGAGCCTACCTAAAACCTTTGAACCCTGCATTTCCCACCGTAGAGGTGGATGACACATGGTCAGTCGTTGGGCGTGTGGTTGACGCAAAGTGGCCTAGATCGGCGCTGTAGCGTTACAACTAAAGGGGGTTAGCGGCATGCTTTGGCGCCACATTATTTTTGGTCTGGTAGTTTACCCGGCGCTCTGCATCGCAGGCGAAGGTGAGAGTGGTCTGACACGAAGCGGGAATGCATACTCGGGCGCCAAGTCGGTTACCTGGTCATCCAGTAAGCCGACAGCCGATTCTTTTGAGTTCCGCGTCAGTGCGCTCTATCCCAAAGGCCAGCAGACCCCGTATGCCTACCGGGTTGAGATATCAACCGAGTCCAATTACTGGAAGTACCTACAATGTGGCGGCCAGGACAGGATTACGGCCGTATCCGAGGACGGGAAGAACGTTGTAACCATTGACCTGCAGTACTCAAACAGCTTTGACGATGGGCGCAGCAGGGAAACATTCAGCTCCACTGTCCCATTGCAAAGCATCAAGGCCCTGGAGAATTCGAGAGCAATTATGTTTTCCGTATGCGGCACCACCGGGAACATCACGCATGATGCGTCGGAAGGCTCTGCCCAGGTGCTGAAAGCAACCCTTTAGTCGACATCGGAAAGAGAACAAACCCGCCGCTGGTGGGTTTTTTTACGCCCATGAAAAATATTATGCAAAAACGTATTGACCAATATTATGAGGATTCGTATAGTCACTCCATCGAGTCGCCAGATAGGGACTCACCAGGGCCTCACCGCCCAACGCAACAAGGCAGCGATGAACCGGCCTCAACGGTTCAGAGGGTTGGCAACTGACCCGGGTGTGCAGCGTAAAGCACCAGAAGCAGTTATCCGGCGGACAGAGTCGCGGTCGGAGAGAAGGAAACGCCCACAGATTTCCTCGATGACCTTGGCGACAGGGTCATCCGGAAAATCAACCGTGGAGATTCACAATGCCAAGACTTACCTGGGCCGCATGGCTGTTTGTGATCACCCTTGTAGCCGTGCTTCTTGCGTGCTGCTGGGGTATTGGGCAGAGCGTTTAGACGTACAACCAGCGCCACGTCAGCACTGACGTTAACTGCCCGATCCTCTCTATGAGAGCGCATCGGAGTGGTCTCCACCTTTCACGACAGGCTTTAGATCGTTAAAGAACCTTCACCGAAAGCCTGAGACCACTCCGATGCGGACGAAACTGCGGCCTATAACCGCCCACCTGCATCAAGGCGTTCGGTGTCATTAACCGACGGCGTGGGAAGCGTCGATAACTCAATCTCTGGCAGCCGGAAAGACGGCACCCTATTCCACAGTGCACATACAACGGAGGGCTTCATCATGGACTAGCCAATAGCTGCCCGACGCCTCATGCGCCCGGCAGGCTTGTTACATACGAAGGTAAAAGCCCGGGCAATGTTCGGGCTTTTTTACGCCTCGCCTTTAACCGGGTGAACCAACGAATGGAGAGAGTCATGGAACGAGAAGAAACAGGCGGCGCTGCTTTCCCGCAGTCAGGCTATGGGCAATGGGCGCCAGAGGGCGGCATGACCCTGCGCGACTACTTCGCGGCCAAGTGCGATATCGAGGCGTACGCGCCTGTCGACTCGCTCTACCGAAAGAATGGGCGCAACCCAACGGTAAATGAGCTGGCTGCGTGGATCGCAGAAGTTCGCTTCATAGAAGCCGACGCCATGCTCGCAGCCCGTTCCGCCTAACCCCAAACACTGGAGGTCGCCATGAGCGATTGGATCAAGTGCAGCGACAGGCTGCCTCCGATTAAACAGAAAGTGCTGGCGTACCGATTGGGCAGGAAGACCAACGACGGCCCCTTCTTCGCCATGACTTGCGGTAACGAGCATCGTCCATGGCGCTATATCGACGGCGACCGATGCGACATAACACCAACGCACTGGCAGCCACTCCCCGCCCCGCCCACCGAATAACGCCACCCTGGAGGCAGCATGAACGCAACAGCGCTTGCACAAAGTGAATTCGATAACCGTCTGCCGCCTCCAGTCAGCGAAAGCCCTCTGGAACTGGCGCGCGCTGAGTGGCTTTACAACGCAGTGGAGCAACTGGTGCGGTTCGGCTCTGACGTGAAGTTCCAGCGGCGCCTGAGAAGGCCCCAGGGCGTCACGGTAGCCCAACTAGCACTGGCGGCTGATGAGCTGGTGAACGCCAGACAGGCGAACTGTGACATCGGCACACCGGCACTCGGGTGGCTGCTGATCGCCAACAACTGCGGACGGGCTGACAAAGAGGCCGCCGCCGAGCTGCTGGGTGCGAGCGACCACACCTCGGCAAGCTTGGCGAACTCGCCGAGGCCCTACTCCGGCCCTTGGCCAATGACGCCCTGATTGCCCAGGCAGAGGACAACGAACTATGAACACCCCTACCGCCCTCGCACGCCTTGGCCTGGAAATCGCCAAGATGAAGAAGTCC